CGAAAACTAACAATTTTAAACCTTCTTTTTATACTCAAAAAATCACTCACAATAAGGCAAACATTGAAATTAACAATCAAAAATTTTATTATTTTATCTAATAATAAAATGTCAAAATTAATTAAAACTCATCCTAAACTATGGGAAAAGGCGAAAAAAATAGCAGATTCTATATATGAGAAACCGAGTGCTTATAAAAGTGGTTATATTGTAAAACTTTACAAAGAAATGGGAGGCGATTTTTTAGGGAAAAAAGAACCTAAAAAAGGACTTTCAAGATGGTTTGCCGAAGATTGGAAAAACCAAAGAGGAGAAACAGGATATAAATTTAAAAGCGATATTTACCGCCCAACTAAAAAAATAACTGAAGCGACACCTTTAACCTTTAAAGAACTTGGAAAAGAAAAGATTAAAAAAGCAAGAAGAAAAAAAGCGACGAAAGGACGAGTAAATAAATTTTAATTTAAATAATCTTTTTATAAATAAAAAAATGTTTTGGGAATTATGCGGAAAAAAAGCAGAATGCCCGATATGTTATGAGGAATTAGATTTAATGGTAATGAATTATACCCCTTGTAGTCACTTATTTTGTATTACTTGTTTATATAACTTAAAAGAAACTGAAAATTATAAATGTCCTCTTTGTAGAAAACCTTTAAAAAACTTTTTAAAAAAGTTATAATAAAGATGATTAAACTAATATTAGAACATGCGATATTATATAATCTCTCTAATATTCGTGGGGGATATATAATATTTGCTTTGATGATGACTTTTTTATTTTAAATAATTTTTTATATAAAAATAAAATTTTTTATATATATAAATGAGTGAAAGTAAAATAAAACAATGGCAATTATCACCCTTTCCATATCAAGGAAGCAAAAGAAAAGATTTAAAATTTATAGAAGAAAATATACCAAAAAACTTTAAAACTTTTATAGATGCTTGCGGAGGTATGGGTTCAGTTATTTTTCATATGTTAAGAAAATTTAAAGATGACAAAAATATAAAATTTATTTATAATGATATAGAGCCTCTTTTAGCAGAACTTTTCAATACACTAAAAAATAGGGATAAAGTCGTAAAATTAGTTAATGATGTCAATAATAAGCCAGTATCTCTTGAATATTATAAAGAATTTTTAAAAGAAAAAAAAAACTCTTAAAAATTATATTTACGGAATAAAATACGGATATAGGTCAATCCCTTTTCACTCTTGTGCTAATTTTAGAAGTAAAAATAGAAGTTTGGTAAAATCCGATATAGATATTGATAAATTACTTTATTTCAAACAATATTGTGAAAATATGGATGTTTTGAATTTAGATATAAAAGAGATCATAGAAAAATATAAAGATGACAGCGATACATTTATTTATATAGACCCACCTTATCTTCAAAAAGGAACAGATAATAGTTCTTATAAAAATACAAAAATTGAAGATATTGAATATATTGTTTCGGTTTTAAATTCAGAAGAATATAAGTGTAAAATTTTATTACATATAGATTTTTCTGGATATATTTACGCAACTCTTAAAGATAAGATAAAATTTTATTATCCAAAAAAATATGGTATGGCTATTGCAACCAAACAAACATATCATCCACGATATGTTTGTTTGGTTGCTAATTATTAAAAAAATTTTATTTAAAAAATAAAATCTTTTTATATATAAAATAATATGACAGAATTAAAAACCCATTTAAAGGAAATTAACGAAAAAATTGATAAATTAAAAAAAGAGCGTTCTAAAATTTTAAAAATGCTTGATTCAAGTTTAACAGAAGAACAAAAAAAGAGATTAGGGGATAAGCCTATAATGCCAAAATTATTATGTCGAAAATGGAGAAAAAGAGAACCATTAACAGAAGAAGAAAAAGAATTATGTAAGCGATATAATAATTATATGATGAACCGATATTATTATATTACAAAAAACAAAATAGATTCAGTTAAAATTTTAAAAGCGATATAATTAATTTTATAATCTATAAAATTAATCAAGATAATAAGAAACCGAACAATTTTTAATTTCGTATATCTGTCCTACTGGAAGATGAATCTCGGGATTTTCAGGATATTTAGAATGCTCAAAATATATTCTTATTTTATTTTTTATATCTCCTCCTATTTCTAATTTTGAAATTCCAGAAAGGCGATTTAATATCATTTTACAAGGTATAAGAAGATGAAACTTTTCTTTTGGTTTTATTTCTTCTGGAATATCATAAATATCTAAAAAAAGCGACGAATTATTTAAATTCCCAACTTTCAAACTTAAATAAAGAGTAATAAAATTATTCATTTTAACCCATTTAAAAGGTTTTACTTTTTCTTCTATATTTATAAAACTAAAATCAAATTTTGGAATAAATTCTCCACTTTTAAAAAGATTTAATTTATCCCAATCTTTAGAAACTGAAATTTTATCCATTATGTTTAAAGAGTCAATATCGTCAGTTTTATCTATTTTTTCGGTTCGTAGCGATTTTATACCAACTTCTTTATTTAAAACATTAGGATATTCTATATTTTTAAGATAAACAGCCATTTTTTTATTTATAAAGAAAAGATAAATATTTTTTTTATCTTTCTTTTATAAATAAAAAAGATGTCATTAAATCAAATCACAACAAATAATATTACAAATAATAAATATTTGCCTCCAGTTTATTTATCAAATACAAAAACTGACGCTCTCTCTTTTGCTAATTCAACAATTTCAGGATATAATCCAAGTTCTTTAAGTGCTTATGAAGAACTAACTTTAACACCAGTATGGACGAATGCTCCAACATCAGCAGTTGGGACAGGTAAAGTTAAAGTTTGTAGAGTTGGAAATATGGTTTCTGCTTGTTTCGACTCTTTAATTGGAACAGTTGGATCATCAAGTCCAATAACAGCAACGGCTATAATTCCAGCCCGTTTTTGCCCCGTTCAAAGAAATGTAGATATTCCAATTCAAACACAGTCAGGAGCAACATCTACAAATGGAGTTATGAGAGTTTCAACTACCGGAGACCTTCAAGTATATGATAATGCTTCTACCGATTCCCCTAATTGGACATCAGGCTCGACAACAGGATGGGTAAAATCTGGCGCTACTTGGACAACCGATTCTTTTTAATTAAAAAATTATTATTTTAGCGATAATAATTTTTAAAATATTTTTTCTTTTCTTGGAATAAATAAAAATGTCAATAGTATTAGGAAATGAAAATATTCCAGTAAGTCAAGTTATAGATCCTCGCCTCGATATTAATAAAAAGAAAGAATATCAATTCTTATCTGGTGTGAGTTCTATACTTTATAGAAATATAAACGCAAACAGTGTTTCAAACTCATCCGTGACTTTTTCTTATAAACCCAGCAATCAAACAATTTTAAGTCGTAGAATGTATGTTAAATATCGTTTGAGATGTGTTTTACAAGGAACATCATCAGGACAACTCGTAAAAATCGGAATTGATGATGCTTTAAGAGCATTCCCTCTTCAAACTTGCTCAAGTGCAGTTAAACTTCGTTTAAATGGTTCCGAATTATCACTCGATAGACCTTGTAATATTCTACCCACTTTAATGAGATATTCAAACTTTTACGACCAAAGTTTAGATTATTCTACTTGTCCTTCAATTGTAGACTCTTATCAATCTTATGATGCTTATACCACTTTGGGAACAGCAAGAAATGTTTTAGGTCAATATGGTGAAAACAATATGAATCAAAACAGAGCTTCTTTAACTTATACAGTTGTTGGAAGTATTACCTCAACCGATGCTACAATTGATATTGATGTCGTTGAGCCTCTTTTTGTTCCAACCCTTCTATTCAGTCATAAAAAATTAGGACCCGGCTTTTCAAACGTTCAAGACCTTAATTTAACTTTTACACTTTCAGATATTAACCGTGCTTGGAGTCATTCTAATGCCGGCGGTTCTACTTTAACTTCAATTTCTGTCACCCTCGGAGGTCAAGGTGGTTCTACTTTGCCTCAGTTGCTTTTTGAAGAACTTACCCCCAGTCAGGTTTTAGCCCCAGCAATAAATGATTTAAATAAAAATTATTTGTATCCTTATAAAAATCTTCAAACTTATGTTTTTGACAATCTTGTTCAATCATTGGCTCCTAATGCAACTTTTTCTCAAGTTAGCTTAAACAGCATTCAGGTCGGTCAAATTCCTTCCGCAGTTTATCTATGCGTTCAAGAACGATTACAAGATAAACAAAGTGGAGATAGAAGATGGAGAGCAACCGATACTTTTTGCTCTTTAACTAAACTTGGTTTTAGTGTAAATGGTTCTGCTAATATAATGAGCGAAGCATTGCCAGAGCAAATTTATCAAGTTTGTCAATCAAATGGTTTAAATGATTCTTATGCTGGTTTTAATAACTATGCTGGTTCTTCAGTTTTGCTCCAAGTAGGAAAAGATATTCCATTGCCAGCAGGTATGGCCGCCGGACAAGTTCAAAATTTTAATTTCCAATTCACAACTGTAGAAGGCAAAAACACTTCTCCTTTTACAAAAAATCTTGAATTCGTAGTAATTATGGTTTTCGATGCTGTGTTTGCTATATCATCAACTCAGGCTTTACAAGTTCAAGGTTTATTGGATACTCAAAATGTTCTAACTGCTCCAATTGTAGAAAATCAAAATATACAAGCCGTATATGGTGCTTCTTTTTTCGGTGATGTTTTCGATACAATAAAAAGCGTTGGTTCCAAGGCTTTGAATGTAGGTAAAAACCTTTATGATACAGCAAAAGTATTTAGTCCCGCAGTTAAATTTTTAGCCCCTGAAACAGCCCCATTTTTAGGTGCTGTTGGATTGGGAAGAAAAGCAAAAAAAGGAGGCTTAAAGATGGCTGGCCGAGTAAGAAAAGGTAAAGGTTTAACAGGCGATTTTTATGGTTCAGGTATAGATAGTTCTCGTAGAGTTGGTTATATGGATAGAGAAGAACTACAAGAGAGACTTGGCGATTATGAAGATGATGAAGATGAAGAACAATACGAATAAAATTATTTAGTTTTATATATTTTGTTTAAAATATATAAAAAATTTATTCTTCTTCTTCTTCGTTTTCTTCTTCAATTTCAGATAATTTAATATATGCTTTTTGCCTTTTTAAAATTGATTTAGTTTCCGGTAATTTTTTTTCACTTATCGTTTCATTTACATTTTCATCTACATTTTCATCTACACAATGAAAATTTATTTTTTCTTCTTCTCTTCCTTCGGTATGCTTTATTTCTTCTTTATTTTTAACATTTTTTCCAGAACGATAATCATTATTATAATAAAATTTTCTTACATTTGTTGGATACCAACTAATACCCCCAAATTTATTTTTTCGTTTCTCTTTTGTTAAATAATCGCAAATATCTTTAAAAGTTGGATATTTCTTTTTTCCATTTTTTATAACTGGTGTATCTCTCATTTCTTGAATCATTTTTATAGTTTCTAATTCTTCTTTATTATCTACTAACATTTTTAAACCATCTTTAATTAATAAATCTTTTCCAAAAGGAACCATCCCCCTTTGTAAATCGTGAGTTTTTCGGTATTCATTGACCTCATTTACTCTTTCTTGAATTATTGACCTTTCTAACTGATTAAGAGCAGAAAATAAATGGATTGTAAAAAGACCCATTGCCCCTTCAGTTGATAGGTTATTTTTTATCTCATAAAAAAGCCATTTTTTACTTGAAAATTCACTCATAAGTCTTATAGTATCGTTTATACTTCTTGAAAGCCTATCAAGTTTAAAAATAACTATTCCTTCTATCTCTCCATTTTCAAGCATACGAAGAATATGAGAAAATAAAGGGCGTTTTTCAGGTGCTAATGCTCCTGAAATACATTCTTTAAAAACATCAATTAATGTTAAACCTTTATTTTTACAGTATCGCTCGATATTCTCTTTTTGTGCTTCTAAACTATCTCCTTGTTCGGCTTGAATACTTGTTGATACTCTACAATATCCCATTACTCTTTTTGCTGTGCCGTTTTCAAACGCCATTTTATTCTTCTTTGCATCCTCAATTTTATAATTTGATAATTGGACATGCCTATCTAATCCTGATTTTTTGATTTTTGACATTTCTTTAACTATAACCAAGATAAAATTTTTTTAAAATTTTTTAATAAACGGGGTCGTATATTTCCTGAATGTGTGTTAAAAAATAATTAAGGGGCGGTATAAAAAGTTAAACAAGATTAAACACAGTAAGAAAAAGAAGTTGAAGGTATTAATATAACATCTGATATATTAAAAGTAGTTGAAAGAGTTTTTATAATTCTAATATCGCCATTTGCGAAAATTTCAACTAAACCAGAAGCAGGGGTTGAATTTGTTTCTACAAAAGCAATCATAAATTGATCTGAAGTAGGACGGAATGGAATTGGTAAAAATGAAGTTGTTATTTCGCCTCCAGTAGCAGAAGTTCCGAAAATTATTGGCAAAGTAATAGTTATTAAATTACCAACACGAGAACATTTAACATTCATATTTCCGGAAAGTGCCCCTGAATATGAAATAGTAACTGTTCTATTATCGCATACATTTAAATTACTTGGATTATATCCAGAAAGAGTTGAATTTTGAAGAACTAAACTATCGGTTCTTAAATCGGCTAAATAAACCTCAGGAAGAAATTTATTATTATTATTAGAGCATATTTGATTTAATGACATTTTTATTTTAAGGGAAAAATAAAAATACAATTATTATTTTTATATACAATAAGAAAAAGAAAAGGTTCTATATCCTGCAGTTGCTGTATTATTAAATGATGCGTGATTTGCTGTCCTGTATATTGTAATATTACCAGTTGAAGCGTTTAAATCTAAATGACCGTTTAGTTGATTTGGTGAGGTTGGTTGTGATATAGTATCAACTACTACTGGAACTGAATTTAAATTTACAACTGGTAAAAATCGTTGTTCTATCGCTCCAGTTAAAACTATAGGATTACCATTGCTTGTTCCTAATTTTTCAATTAAAATAACTGAAACAAAATTTCCAATTCTTATTATTTCGAGACCTGTAGTAGTTGAACTTGTAAAACCTGAAACAGGAATATTTGTTTTAGTATATCTTTCATATACATTTAAATTACTTGGAACATATCCAGAAAGAGTTGAATTTTGAAGTTCTAAATTATCAATTTTTAAATCGCTTAAATAAACCTCAGGAAGAAATTTATTATTGTTATTTGAGCATATTTGATTCAATGACATTTTTATTATTAGAAACAAAAATATTAAATATAATAAAAATGCCGATAGTATATATTAGAAAATCAAATCGTCAAAATAAAAAATGGGTCGCTATTCTCCCAGAAAAAGACTATCCAGAATTATTTAATAAAAAAACAGTTCATTTTGGAGATAGTAGATACGATGATTTTACAACTCATAAAGATGAGTTGAGAAAAAGCCGATATATTTCTCGTCATATTAAAGAAATTGAAAATTGGAGAAATCCAAATACTCCAGCCTTTTGGAGTAGATGGTTATTATGGAATAAAAAAAGTTTAAAAGATAGCGCTAAAGATATTGAAAAAATGTTCGGTATTAAAGTTAGATTTTTAGAAGAATAAATTTTTATACTATATTTTAAGTATAAAAATATTTACTTTTTAAACAAGATTTGCGACAGTATAAGATACTGAAAAAGCATCCCATCCACTATTTGCTGAAGCACTGAAAGCATTTCCGGCTCCGTCAACTGAAAAAGTAAAGGAACCATCAGAATCAACTTTCATTATTCCTACAGCAGAAATAGAATTATTTAAACTTCTATAAGGAAAAAATGTATCTTGTGTAGGACAAAAGCGAGCTTCAATTGAACCAACAGGCAAAGTAATTAAATTTGCGGTTGTTGTTCCGCGTAAAGCACCAATATTTAAAGTTATAACATCTCCTGTTCTTACAACTTTAATTTTACCAAAACTGGTTAAAGTTCCTATATTAGAATATGTTGGAGTAATAACTGCCCTGCTTTCATAACAATTAAAAGGGCTTGGGGCATAGTTAGTTATATTTGGGTTTGGTAATCTACAACCATAATCTGTTGTTTGAGGTTCTAAAATTTCAAAACTTAATTGAGCTATAGGAGAACTAAAATTTAAAGTTCCTTTTGTTTGAATTGTATTTGAAGTCAAACATAATAATCTTAAATCTGGGGGTGATGTATTAGTTGGAGCGTTAAAATCAACTATTAAACCATTTGCTTCGTCAGAACCAAAAATTATATTGGTCGCCGCGCCTAATTGCTTACAAATAAAATGGTCTAAACCATCTATTGAACGCCATTTTAACTCATCGGATTGTAATTGAAGGGTATTTGCTGTTGGTTCGGAAATTTTAACATTTCCGGCAGGATCAAAGTTTATATTATCTGTAATATTTACTGTTTTTATTGAAACAGGGGGCAGAAAAGTGTTGCTGTTATTATTTGAACAAAATTGATTTACTGACATTTTTTATTATTAGAAAGAAAAAATAAGAATTTTTTTTATATATTTTAAATATATAAAAAAATTAACCAAGTTTAACAGGTTGAATATTAGATTGTAAGCATTTTATATTTAAAATAAATATAAAATTATTTAATATGTAAATTTTATCTCTTGAAGATTATTTAAAATATACTG